ACCTTATTGGTATTTATATCCTTACAAACAATACAATGAATAACTAAGTTATCTTTGTCTAGAAACCCATTTGTTTCTAGGTCTACTACGATTTGCATAATTTAATTTTTTTCTGACATAACAACCGCCACAGAAATAATCTTTGGTCTTGTCGTTATTAGTCACAAAGATGTCTGACTTCTTTTGACAGAAGTCGCATTTAGGTCTGAATGTCATAATTAATGTATTAAGTGGATTGATATTTTCTCAACACTTGGAAGTATTTGAGATACTGAATTTATAGATTTTGAAATTACTTGATGTGCTTCTACATCACCGCACATTATAACTGGATAAACATTTTCATATTTAATTGCATTATAAATTGCAGTCATAATAGTTTTACAAGTTTCAAAAACTATTGTTTGTTGTTCTTGTGAAAGTTTTAGGTAGTCTTCTTTTTCTATAAGGAATGAAAGAATGAACTTCGTCAGAAGTTTCTCATTCATCAAAAGTTCCTTCAGTTAATCTACCTGTTTCTTTATTGTATAATAAAGTACAAGCAATTCCTGTATCACCTGAAAATCTATTCTTTAAAATTCTTGCAGTCATAACATTACTTTGAATTTCATCTTGTTGATTTCTTTCAAAACCAATTACTGCATCTGATAATTGTGCTAATGAATGGCTACCTCTCAAATGAGATAACGAAGTCTGAACACCTTCTTCATGTCCAGTTTTACCTTCAGGTCGTTTTAAGTGAGACACTACAAACATTGCACATTTAACTTCTTCGACAAGTTTACGAAGATTAGTCATTGTGTTATCAATTAATCTTCTCTCGTCTCCATCAGCTAAACCTGAAATAACTATTGAGATATGGTCAAGTATGATTGTCTTGCAATCTAATGATTGAACCATGTATCTAATTCTGTTCATTAAATCTTCAGTATCCGAACTACCGAAGTGGTCATAAAAACAAATGTAATCTTTTATTTTATTCCATTCGTTAACAATTTCTTCTTCAGTTAATTTTTGTTTTACTTCTGGTATGTGAATTAATTTATTTAAACCTACTGAAACAATTCCTCTTACACTTCTCTTAACGCTTTCTTCTAAAGCTATGTAACCAACTTTTTCTTTTTTATTAATTAAGTGATAAGCAATTTCTCTACAAACCTGAGACTTACCTGTGCCTGAACCTGCTGTAAGTAGTACTAATTCACCACGTCTGATACCACCAAGTTTCTGATTTAAGCCATTCCATTGGTATGGAATACTTTCAACATAATCATCATTAAGTAATAAGTCTTTTGTTTCAGAGCCTTCAATAATACCTTGTGGTGTGTAGGTTTTAGCTTCCCACATAGCATCAATAATTCTATCTGCTTGACCATTTTGTAATAATTCATTGGGGTCTTTAGCAGGTAGAGTAGCAATCCTTACCTTTTTAATAGGTAGAATATTTGCACATTCTATAGAAGCACTCTTACCTGCTTCGTCTTCATCAAACATTAAAACGATTTTTTCAAACTTAGATAACCATTCTAATTCTTTCTTAATAAATTTTTTTGCTGATGTTGCACCTGATGGTACTGATACTACTGGAAACTTATTGTTCTGAACTTTAGATACTGAAAGAGCATCTATCTCACCTTCTGTAACAATGACCATCTTGCCACCATCACGCCATAGGTTCTGTCCAAATAAAGTAATCTTATCGGTATCACCTAACCATATAAATCTTTTATCTTTAAATCTTAACTTCTGTGCAACTCTATTATAATTTTTGTCATAAAAGTTTGCTATGTGAACTGGCTCACCTTTGTATGAACCTGTCTGATAATTAAACTTCTTACATGTTTCACTATCTATTTTTCTACTAGGTAACGCTTCTACTATTCCTTCAATCATATCTGATATTATTTTTTGATTTTCTACTTTTGGTAATTCACCATTATTTTTTTCATAGGTGTGGCAACCAAAACAAAATGTATGGTCATCATAGACCGCACAATTGTCTCGGCTACCACAGTTCTCACAAGGACTATGATAAAGAAAATTACTCGTCATCTATTTCAGGAATATCTTCAGGCATTAGTTCTAACTCTGCCAAGTCAGCTTCGTCTGTAAGACCATCTTGAAATTTATAACCTTTTACATCTTCATGTAATAAATATTCTCTGACACTAAACGCAGGACATGTTTTACTTTCATCAAGTTCATAATGTCCAACTATTCTTGCATCAGGATATTTCTTTAAAAGTTCTTCTAGAGTTTTCTTTAAACTCTCCCATTGCTCGGCAGTAAAATTATCTTCACTTTGTTTAATGTCATATTCATTACTTCCACCTACTAGACATAAGCCATAGGCAGTATGATTATAACCTTTTACATGAGCCTGAACTGCATTGTCTTCTCTACCTTGTTCTACAGTTCCATCTCTTTTGATAACTTTACCATATCCAATTTTCAACCAACCTCTTTCTCTATGCCATCTGTCTATTTCTTTAGCACCTATGTTCATAGATGGTGGTGTAGCTGAACAATGTATAACTATGTATTTTGTTTCTTGTCTTGCCATTTTAATTTCCTGCTTGTACTTGTTGAATTTCTTTCAACCATTGAGTTGGAAAAACTTCTTTAGTTGAATAGATGCAATGATAAGGAAAGTCGTTTAACTCACACCACTTGGCATAAGTCGTTTTACTTTTCTTACCAATTTTTGTTTTAGAATTTGAAAAGATAAACCTAATATCCAATTTAGGATTTTGGCTTTTAACCAACTTCATCTTCTTCCTATCAGCACTATTAAAAGCACCTTTAGTTTCTACGATAAATGAACCCTTAATTGGAAAATCAGGTTTATAAGTCTTCTTAATTTCAGGTTGGAAGTAAGTAACTTTTAGACCTTCATATTTGAAGGTACACTTATTTTTAGTTAAATAAGTATAAACTACTTCTTCCAATCCTGATTTTAATGTAACGTCTTTAGAAATCTGTACTCGTTTGAACTTCTGTCTCTGGTACATTATTCATCTCCTCTGGTGACGTTGTTGCTTCGTAGCCATCTTCTTTAGCAAACAAATCCATTTGTTTACTCTCGACTAATTCAATTACTTGGACAGCTTTTAACTGAGCAGTTACCCCTGCACCTAATGCAGGTGAGTAGTAACCTCTTAAGTTAAATGCTACCTTCATCTTTGAACCGCCCCAGATATTACAACTACTTGGGTTCAGAGGATTTTTCTTAGCATCAAAAAGTGCAGGTCTTTGACTGAAAGGTTCTTTCGTCTTCCTGTTCACTCCAGTAGCTTTCATTTTATATTTGAAAATTACTGAACCATCTTCAATTGAATATGGCTTTGGTGCTTCTTTTACTTTTTTACCTTTAAGTTCTGTTTCAGCTTTAGAAATACTATCTTGAATAGCTTTCTCATATAAAGCAATCATATTTTTTGCTTTAGCTTCAGGAACTTTAAGTTTAACAGAATATTCTCCATTCTCATTAAACTTAACGTCAGGTTTATTTAAGTGTGGGTAGATAGCTTCTCCCATTTCACTTACATGTGTGGCTTCTGTCATATTGTACTCCTATGGTTAATTGTTTGGTTAGCCATTAGTGGTACTTAATCGAACACATGTGTTTTTATGTATCGTTTAAAAAAACTAGACACAAAAAAATACAGACTTTTTCACTTCGTCTAGGTCTAATTCACCTTTTGCAGGTATTGGTGGAAACTTCTTTTTATTCTTATCTGATAAAATCTGTTTCATCTCCATAGCCCAGTTAGCTAGAACATCTTGGTTGTATACTTCACAAAATGCTTCTCTTAATGCTTGTGCCATTTTATCTGCATCTGGTGCAACCACACCGAAGCTGTCATGTATTAAACTAAAATTATCAATTCCAAGTTCTGATGCTTTGTTTACAGACAATTGTAAAACACTAGCATCTAATGAATGGATAAAGTTAGGACAAATAGATTGTTGAGTTTTTCTTCTATCTATTTCTTCAGTAAGATTAGATACAGAAAGTTTAATAATACTATCACCCATCTTTGTCTTAACACGCTTACTTTCTTTTTTATAAGCTGACATCATAATGGGTAGACCTAATGGACTTGTCCAGGCGACAGGTAAGTTTTCTGATGCAACAAGTTTTGCTACATCTTTTAAAAACTTCATTATATCCTTAGCACCAACAATAACTTCATTGATACTTTCCCAGACAACTTTAGTTAGCCAATGCGTAGACCTGAATAAATCTTCACCAAAATCATGTTGTTTATTTCGTTCAACTAATTCTTTTTCAACATGGTCTTGAATGTATTGCCTACAGGAATATTGAGTAAGACTGTAAGGTAAGCACATAACTGGCTTTTTACATATCTTTCTATCTATCCCATAATCCAACCATTTCTTAGCCATTGGGTCAGTTTTAGATTGTAGTTTTTCAATTACTTTTTCTGCAACTAATCCATAGACATCATTAGGTTTATTGGCAGGTATTAAGTTTGTAGCTTTACCACCTACTTCATCTCTCATCATTGCTGAGTAATGTTGTAGACCTGAGTTAGAACAGTCTGATTGAATTGGTAATGTAGTTATAAAGTCAGGTGAGAAATCACTTAATGCAAAGTCTCTGTATTCCATACACCATGCAAGAAAACTAAATGGTTTATCTGCATCAGTCCACCAAGTATCTGTTAATGGACTATTAGCTGTAGAAATAATTTTATCTGCATTATCAATTACCCATTGTCTTCTAACTGACAATTCTTCTTTATCAGTTTCACCGAATAGACCTGCACCTGCTACAGCAAAATTATTAAATGCTTCGTCTGAACCCATAGGTTTACCAAACTTAAATTTAATTAATGCTCTTGCATAGTCAGCACTCTGTGGTGATAACATTGGTGACTTAGGATATATCCTACCTCTAAAGTCTAATTGATATGGATACCAAAAACCTCTATCTAAAAACTTTTTAGCTTCTTCAAGAATTTGTCTTATCTGAATATATTTGGATTTAGATTTTGCTCTGTCTTTATAAACACTAGATGCTTCTCTTTTCCATTTAGTCTTAGCTTCTTTGTTAGTAGCTATATCAAATGGTTTTGGTGGTAATGGAATATCTTCAGGATTAACTGGAAGTTTTCCAAGTTGGTATCCATTCAATATACATTTTTCTAGGACATCAAATATAGGTCTATTAATAACCCATTCAGTCCTCTGCATAATATTTACTGCATTACTAACAGCAGGAAACTCATGCCATCTATTGTTAAGTTCTTCTAAGTATCGTTTATTTGTTTGCTTGATGAAGTTGAAGTGCATTTGCAATCTCCTCAGGTTTATTTTGTTTATTAAATCTTTTGCCATAGTAACCACCAGTAAAAGGTGAAGACCAATCTCTTGGTGGTGCAATCATTGGAAGATACTTTGGAAAAAGCAGTTCATTTTTAATATTGAAGTTCCTAATTTCTTCTATGATTTTAGGTGTAGCTTCAATGTAGGTCACAGTTTTATCTTTTCTGTGTTTCCTATTTTGGTGTTTGACCAATCCTAACTTCTCTAAATATGAAATCATTTTCACACCTAGATGTAGCTTTTCGATATTAGTCCAATCATCAAAATTGAGACCATTACGCTTCATCATGTAAGTCCAAACTCTAGACTTATATTGATACCTATTAGCGTTTTGTGGAATGTTTTTACCTGCTAGTTTCCTAGAGGTTTTGGTATAGCTATCTTTATTCTGGGTTTGAAACTGGGTAATTCTGGCTTCGTGCATTAGCCCCAGTCCAATATTAATAGCTAATTTATTAATAGTGGTATCATCAGAAATACCATCAATTGTATTCTTCAGGATAATTAGACTGCAAGTATCCCATATTTCTGGTCGGTTATCTAAAAAGACACCATTATCAAAGGCTTTAGTTGGTAGGCATTGGCATATCAATTTAAGCCCTGTTTGGTGATTACCTGCCTTACCTGAAGTCATTAATCTAACATCTTCATTAATGAGTTCTGATACTGCGGATATGTATTTTTGCTGTAATACTAGCCCATATAAGGTCGTACTCTCCTGACCTTTGGCTTTGGCATCATTTACTTCCTTATTGTATCTATTTAAGCCACCCCTGAGCATAGCTTCTTCATGCTCTAGTTCTTTGGTAATGACTTCTAATTGATTTTCTTTATTGTTAAATTTACCACCAACACCATATTTAACTAATTCTTCTAATTGTGTTTGTAGTAATGTCTTTTGTATTTCTGCGGACATAGTGAGAACATCTCCATCAATTTACGAAACACATGTGAGTGTCTACTATGTAGTCCTATACTTTGTCGACAAGACCGACACACATGTGTATTCAGGTTGTAATTAAAAAAAGGCGTTGTTATTAAACAATTTAAACAACATTCCTTATTAAGATGAAAAGTGCGGTTCTTCCTAAGACTACCACCTATTTGTTTTTCCTTATAAACTACACTTTCCATCTTTGCAATCGTAGACGAAGTAGACTTATCGTAGACGACTGAGTAGACATTTTTATCTACATTTTGTTGGTGGTCACAATATTTACTATGACTACTGTGGACACCAGTCTTAATTTTGGTAGGGCGAAAAGGACTCGAACCTTCACACCTTGCGGTATCAGTTCCTAAGACTGACGTGTCTACCAATTCCACCATCGCCCCAAAATTGTTTGAACTAATACCAGACATCTTTATTTAATCAATGCCTTTCTGCTGTTGTGACCAATCATTGAATTATCTTCATTAATTGGCTCATTACTATCATCATCTCTGCCATTGCATAATGCTAACATTGCATTTTGAAGTACAATAGAACTAGACTTAGTATAGTAAGTTAGTGTTGTCTCAATTACAGAATGACCTGCAAGTTCCATAGTCACTTTAGGATTTACATTCTTCTCAGCTAGACGTGTAATAAAAGTATGTCTAGTTGTGTATGGTGTAAACTTTTGATTGAAGTTACACATACGAATGTACTTATCCCAATTGCTACGTCTTTGAGTTGCTGATGTTGCAAACACTTTTCTGTCAGGTCTAGCTTTTGCATCTTTGATACGTCTCTTAGCTATCTCTAACATTCTAGGTGTTAGTGGCATCTCAACTGAGTAACCTTTAGTTTTGCTTCTCCAAAAAGTTACTGACTTTCTACCGAAGTCGATATTGTCGATTGTGAAATTATCCATCTCACCTTCGTGTCTCATACCGCTATCGAAAGCCCAAGCCCAATGGTCATACCAAAACTCATCACCACACTTTTGAATTATAGCTAGGAATTGTTCCTGCTCATGTTCAGCAAATGCAGGTTTACGTTTAGTTTCACCTCTAGGCAAATCAACGATACCCATATTCTTAACTCTTGGGTCAGGATTAATTAACTGGTCATTAGTTAATAATCTTTTCTTAAGAGCATATCTTTTTATACTTCTTAAAACACCAAGACGTTTGTTAATAGAATTATTGCTGACAGTTCCAGTCATATTCTTTTCACGTTCAGCAATTTTTTTAGCACTCCATTGTTTGAAGTCATCAATCATTTCTTCAGTCCAATATGCTAAACGTCTGTCATAACCAAAATATTCTTTAAGGTCATTGAAGAAGTGTTTAACTAAGTACTGTTGTTT